CGCCATCCACAAACTCAAGAGGACATTGATCTTTTAAAATCTTTCCCCGAAAATGTTCAGAAAGAAATTAATAAGGGCGCTTTCGCTAAGAACGGATTAAAAATTCAAATTGACCCTAAACGCCTACACTTTTCCTTTTATAAGAAACAAGATTATGAACCCTTTGCTATTCCATTTGGTTTTCCTGTGCTTGCAGATATTAACGCCAAGCTTGAACTCAAAAAGATGGACCAAGCGATTACGCGAACCGTTGAGAATGTCATCTTGCTTATTACAATGGGCGCACCTCCCGACAAAGGAGGAATTAATCACCACAACCTCAAAGCAATGCAAGACTTATTCCGAAACGAATCTGTCGGGCGAGTCCTCATTGCAGACTACACAACAAAAGCTGATTTCGTTATTCCAGACCTTAACAAGGTTCTTGGACCATCCAAGTACGAAACCTTAAACAAGGATATTGAACAAGGGTTGCAAAACATTTTCTTTGGTGACGACAAGTATGGCAACATTGCTACCAAGATTGACATGTTTGTTGATCGTCTCAAGGAAAGTCGCCAAGCATTTTTAAATGAATTTTTACAGCCAGAAATCAAGCGTATTTCTAAGGCTTTAGGTTTCCGCGCTTATCCAGAAGCTAAGTTCAAGGAGATTGATTTCAAAGACAATACTCAACTTCTTCGCGTTACAACTCGCCTCATGGAACTTGGAGTCATCACTCCACAGCAAGGACTCACAGTGTTCAATACTGGACGCTTCCCTCAACCAGAAGAGATTGCGCCAGCCCAAGAAACCTTTGTCAACGACAGAGAAAAGGGTTATTACAATCCTATTGTTGGTGGAGTACCAGTTATCCCACAAGACGCTCCAGAACCTAAGAACAAAACACCGAAGTCTGCTGGTCGCCCTCAAGGGGCAATCACAGAAGCTCAATTCTCTCGCAAAGGAGTTCAAGAAACTGTTTACAAAATCGAAGAACTCACTGCCACAATCAAAGCTCAAGCTAAAGAGTCTCTTGGAGTTAAGAAACTATCCAAGCAACAAAACAACGCTCTTGAAGAACTCTGCAAAAAGATTGTTTGTGCTTATGAAGTAGATAATTGGGAAACTAAGGCGATAGAATGTGTAAAGGATTTTAATGCAATCGAATCTTTGGGATTGATTGAGGGCATTTCAGAAATTTCTGACGCTCATCAATTAGATTCCTATTCCGCAGCTATTCTTTACCACAGCAAAACTCATGAATCCTGACGAAGTACCAGTACCACTAGAAAAAAGCGTTCAAATCGTCAACGGAGTTGTAGAAGTTACAATTGCCGAAAAGAAAATGACCGACAAAGAAAAGAAGGTCTATAAAAAGTTCATGGCCAAGTGCGTTAGTGGCGCTACTGGCAAGAGCAAGAAAGACGCTATGCTTGCTTGTGCTGTTGATTTTGAAAAGATGAAAGAAAAGATTATGGCAGAAGACGATCTTGAAGAAATTAAAAAAGAAGAAGAGGAAGACGAGGACGAAGAAGAAAAAGAAGAAGAAGGCAAGTCTCTTGAAGAAAAAATCAAACTAGAAAAAGAAGATATTAAAAAAGATAAGTATGAATTAGAGCTTGAAAAGCAAGACCTTAAAGATGATGAAGAATATTTAAAAGATCTTGAGAAAAAGAAGAAGATGGAAGAGTCTAAGTCTGCTGCTAAGAAAGGCGCTAAGATGGAATATCGCGAAAAACAAAAGACTCCAGCTAATAGCGTAGGTATCATCACTGTAGATCAAATTAACAAGTGGGAAAGAGCAGAAAAGAACGAAAATAAAATTCAAGAACAGAAAGAAACTAAAACCGTCTGGAAAAATACTATAGACCTATAATGGATTTTAAATATAAAACAAGATTCGATATTCCGTTTCGTCAATGCAGCATTGGCGAAAATTCTTTTATTTCAAAAGCCTCTTTGGAAAATCTTAGAGACTTGCTTCCTAGCCAATCAATTGATCTAACAAAGAATATTGATTTGCTTGGCGTGGCTTTTGACGCTGCTGTTGTTAATCAATTTAATAAAAATGATGATGGAATTGATTCTGCCACCGCAGTTCAAATTCTTCCATACTTTGTCCACAAGCCGACTAATATTGAACACAATAAACAAAAGATCGTTGGTCACATCGTCTCTGCTGGATTTAATTCATGGGGCGAAAATATGCCCATGAGTAGCCAAGAAGTTCTTGAAACTAATGGCCTTGTTAACTTAGCTTTGGGCGCTGTTGTTTATAAACTTGTTGACCCTAAGTTCACTGATTTAGTTTATAACTCAACCAGCGAAAGTAATTCTTTATATAACGCAGTTTCAGCAAGTTGGGAGCTTGGATTCAGCGAGTATGTCTTAGCTCTTGGCAGCACAAATCTTAATGAAGCTGAAATCATTTCTAACCCTAAACATATCGAAGAACTTAAGGGAAGTCTTCGCGCTTATGGTGGTAATGGTAAGACAAAAGATGGTACAAAAATTTATCGTCTCGTCAAAGGAAATGTATATCCTTTAGGCATTGGTTTCACATCTACTCCAGCCGCAAATGTTAAAGGTTTATTGCTAGATACAGCCGAAGTTGAGCAAAACATTAAGTTCAAAGATGATAGAGATAGAAAACTTTTTGCAATAAATAATGAAAAAATAATTTCACAATTTAATATTAATACTGTAAACACAAAAAAATCTATGGATTTAGAAACATTTCTTTCAGAATTGAAGGCTTCTCTGCAAGAGAAGAAATTCTCCGAAGAAGCGATTGCTGGTATGACCAGCACTTTTGCTGATGCTATTCGCGTTAAAGACGAAGAGTATCGTGCCGCTAAGACGGAGAAAGAAGCTGCTGAGACAAAGAGCAAGGAATTGCTCGCTTCTGTCGAAGGGCTACAAAAAGAACTTTCAGAAACAAAAGTCAAACTTCAAGAGATTGAAGCGGCTCAAGAGGCAGAAAAAGCCCTTGCCCGTTTTAACTCACGCATGGAAAGCGTTGATAGCGTTTATGCCTTAGAAGACGAAGATCGTCAGATTCTCGCTTCTGAGCTAAAGGCTCTTGACACTTCCGATGAAGCTTTTGCTTCTTATCAGGAAAGACTAGCTGTTGTTTGGAAACATAAGAACAAAGAACACATCGCTCGTCTAGCTGAAGAAGCTGAAGCTAAAATCAATGCAGAAGTTGAAAAGCGTCTCGCTGAACTTAATAAGTCAACCGCTTCAGTCACAAAGACTCCCGAAGAATTGGCCGAAGAAGCTCTAGAGAAAGCCAAGGCTTCTGAAAAAGAAACCATTCCGAATAACAATGGTGAATCTGGCACTGAAACCAAGAGTTTCAAAGAAAGATTCGCTTCTGCTTTTTCTCGCGAAAATATCCAAATTTCCTAACAATCTCTCAATAACTCAATATGGCAACAAGACTACTCCCATTCCGTCAATATGATGATAACGATGTTATCAACATGTATGCACTAGCCGATGCCGCTGTCAACGAATCCGTAACAGGCGTTGGCTCTGGTGACGCTGGTGTTTTCGTTAAAGTTTCCGCTGGAAACTTTGATTTGGACCCTGTATCTTACGCTACGAATAGCTACCTCGGTAAAACCGACTATCCTTTCGTTGGCGCAAATCAGTATCCTTCCGTCAACCTCAAGGTAACTCCTGCCGCTTCTGGCGACACCACAAACTGCCTTGGACTCACTCTCCGTCAAACTGCAAAGACTGACGAAAACGGTGAAAAGCTTCTATACTATCGTCAAAAGGCTGAAGAGCTTATGTGCGTACTTCCTGGTCAAGCTGTACCAGTAGCTACTCGCGGTGTATTCTCCCTCGGAGCCAATGCTCTTGACGGTACGCTAACTGTAGGAGCCGCTTTCAAGCTTTCCGCTAACGCTGGAAAGATCACTGGTTGCGCTGTGACTGACACTGCTAAACTTGGTATCGTTCTCGGTACTGGTAGCCGCACTTCACAGACCACCACAGATCAATTCGCTGGCAATTTCGCCGTAATCGGTCTTCGCATGTAATTCAACCAAGGAGGAAACAATTAATCTAAAATGAAAATCACTCTTAAAAGAACTCCAGAACAAGTCGAACTAATCAAGGCTATGGCTTCCCGCAATCGTCAGGTTGCTTACGAAGCTCAAGTAGCTCTTGCTGAATTCATCGGCCCTGTTCTCGCTGAAGTCATCAACAACGCTCCTACACTCAGTAATCTCTTTACTCAGTTGCAGTTCAACGCTGATGACAATCCCTCAATCCCTCTAGACCTATACTATGATATTTCCGATGAGGACTATATCACTGTTTACAGTCAGAGCGCCGCTGGCGGTCTTCCTCAGAACCAAGTCCTTCCGACTGTTTCTGAAATGAAGATTGCTACCTACACACTCGACTCAGCTCTCAGCTTTGATCGCCGCTATGCCGCCAAGAGCCGCATGGATGTAGTTAGCAAAACCTTCACCCGTATGGCCCAAGAAATCCTTCTTAAGCAGGAGCGCACCAGCGCCAACCTTCTTATGAGCGCTCTTTCTGGTGCTACCACAAATAGCTTGGCTCACATCATCAGCGCTACAACCGCTGGTACATTCTTGCTTCAAGACTTCAACAACCTAATCACCCGCGCTCGCCGCATCAACACCTCCTTCTCTAAGGGTACTCCAGAAGGCGCTGCTAATGCCCGTGGCATTACTGATTTGATTATCTCCCCTGAGTTAGAGAACGCTCTCCGCTCAATGGCTTATAATCCTATCAATACCAAGGGTGCTGCTGGTTCTACTTTAGGTAGTTCCGATTACCGCTCAAACGGTATCGCTGCTCCTGATGAAATGAGAATGGCTCTATACAACTCCGCAGGTCTTCCTGAGTTCTATGGTGTTTCCATCATGGTCATCAATGAGTT